ATCTGGCGTAATGGTTCCTGTGTAATAAATCAAAAACTGTTTATCACCAATCTGAACGCTATCATTATTGCTGGCGTTTAAATTAACATCGCTTACGACAGCTTTAACTGTTACTGATGATTCAGTCTGAGTAGGATTGTAAGCCGTTCCTGAGTTGGTTTCAGTGACTAGCGCAACATCTTTGCCGTAAGCCGCAATTAAACGCTCTGATGTAGCTGACAGGCGGCTATAAATCGTCATCGTCATACCTTGCTTTAATCGCTTTGTGGTTTAACCACTGAAACGTAATATTAGCCATGAACGTTAAAAAGCCCAGTATGCAACCTACAGCGGCCGCATTTTGATTCAAGAACTGAAGCCAATCACCGGCTATTAGACCACCGGATACAACATAACTTGCATTTGATGCGGCCTTTGCCAGCGCCTCAGCGTGTTGAGTCATCGTGCTAATCCTCGCATGAATGAATTGTTAGATGTATTAAAGAACGGTGCAAGCATAGCTTCTAACGCAACATAGCGTTTTGTTTGTGAGCTGTACTTATCATAATCAACTTGTATCTTGTCTACTCTTTCGCTCGTAACAGAACGTTCTTGATCTGCAAATAATTCACCGCTTTGCGATTTATAAGCAAATTCAGCGCAAGCCCTTTTAACCTCTAATGGAACGATGTTATTCGGTACAAGATGCGCCACTATGGTGTTATCGTAATTCATTGTCTGATCGACATATACGGAGTTTCTAGGCCAGTCTAAAGCCTGAGTTTGATCGACTTTCCAGCCTTGCCAGCGCATACGGTAAACTTGAACCATGTAATCTGTAGCTTTTCTTAGTGCCGCTTCTTTGTCTGCCGTTGTGCCTGTTAATGACAAGCCACGATTTGTTAAGAAAGTTTCAGCATCGGCAACGGATATATAAGACTCAGCGCCTGCAACAATAGAGCCATCTTCGACAATTAACGTCATTCTTCCACCCATTCGAGCATGCCGTAACAGCCTGCACCTGAAATTATTGTGTTATCAGCAAAAATTACCAGACCTTGATTCGGAGCGATTAAAAAACCTTCTTCACTATCAAACTCGATGGTCGATGCTGATCCAGTTGACTTGCTGATAATTGAACGTTCTAAAAAATAATCTTCAATGACAACGCCTGTCATTGTTAAGCCAGCTTGGTTACGTTGGCAGATCATTTTGCTAGGTTCGTTTCCGGTATCAAATCTAACAGCAGTGATAGAAGTGCCGCCCGATGGATTTCCCGTTATTCTAGCAAAAGCAAATATGGAGTTACCATTTCCGCCAGCGTCAGCACTGTCTAACTGTAAATGCATACGCTTCAAACGCATGGATTTATCATCAGAGTTGTACCAGCTTTGATAGCAAGTGTCCTCTGTGATAGTCGTAGGCTTGACCGCAATTTTAGAAGCGTATGTTTTCACTTATTTAGCCTTTTTCTTCGCTTCTTTAGCTACTGACAAAGCGATTGCAACCGCTTGTCTGTGTGGGTGTCCTTTCTTGATTTCTTGAGCAATATTTTTGCTAATTGATTTCTGGCTGTAGCCTTTGATTAACGGCATGATAGAACCCCTTAAATTGAATTAGGAAAGGGGCGGCATTACACCGCCCCGACAACCTTTAGCCCATCAAGATAGCAACGTGCTGTGGTTTCCATACTTTCACGCCATATAAGCAACGCACTTCCAGCATAGTTTTCATGTAGCCTTTATAAACGGCAATTTCAAACACTAAGCCAGAGAATGGGTCTTGTACAGTCATGATATCAACAGCAGAGTCACCGCCTTGTGGTAATGCAGGTGGTCTGATTGCCAACTCGATAGCTGATTTGTGGAAAGCTACGTTTGGAGTATAGCTGTTGCCTACTGTCAAAGCTGCGTTATCAGCGCCAGCAGAGATCAAGCCCGGTGCGCCAATAGTGACAACGTTTGAAGCCAATGCACTGTTCACAACGTAGTTGTTGCTATCGCCATTGATAGTGATGATATCACCAGCCAAGATAGTACCTGTACCAGTGTCAACAGTCAGACCAGTTGCGCCAGCAGATGCCGCACCGTTCAACAAGTAGCTTGCGCCAGTGCCTTTGGTGTGGCTTACGATGCCCGCTGATTCTTTAATCATCAAGCCTTGCAGGTCAAGCAAAGTGCCTTGACGTAACAAGTCAGAACCGCCAGCAGTGTTAACTTGTTGCAAGTTAGCCAAGTTGCGTAATTTAGTGCCAGCCGCTGAGTTCATCACCAAAGTGATTTGATTGTCAGTTGGGCAACCGTTGTCTACTAAGATTTGACGAGCTTGAGCGATAGTGTCAAAGTTAGAAGCGAATGGAGTAGTTGCGGCTGTACCAACAGCGCGAGAAGCGCCTTGACTTGCGGCCAATGCCAAATCTTGCTCGATTTTGTTCGCAATAGAACGCATCGCTTGTTTGATTTGATCACCATAAATGGTCTCAAAGCCAGCACCGTTGTTGACGTGCTTGATATCTTCACCAGTCCAAGGGATTTGAACAGAAGCGTAAGAATCAAGAGTCATGGTTTTGTTGTCAACAGTTTGATCGGTACCTTCAGGGATGGTCATCGAAGGTGCGAAAGTTGTGTTAACACTAGGTGTGCGAGTGAAAGCCGCGCGAACTGTATCGCCTTTAGCGGCACGGTTTGCGGCATCACCGTTAATTGTTGCTGATGGGATAAAGCCCACCAGTTCACGACCAACAAGGTCAGCGGCTACATAGATGTCAGCCGCCAAATTACTTAATACGTTTGCCATTAATTTACCCTCAGTAAGTTAAAAATTACCGACGGTAAATCAGGTTTAATCCGTAACTTTACCGCCTTGCTTTACAAAGTTTGCCCGTTCAACGTGCGACATAACATCGAACGATGACCGCGACACTGTTTTTCCACCAGTTCCGCTACCAGAACCGCCAGAACTTCCACCGCCTGCATTTGCAGGAGCCGAAATAAAGTTTTTACCTTCGTCACTTGTTGCCCATTCTTTAACGAATGTTCCAAGTTCTTTTTCGCCAATTACAGCTTTACGGTCTTGTCCGTCAATCTGGATTTTAGCTTGTGAGATCAGCATGGCTTTAACGGCTGGCAAGTAAGGTGCGGCAACACCATTCTTGACTAGCGCATCAGTTAATCCGTTATCAAGTAACAATTTGCTGGTGAATCCTGATTCAGCATCCAAGTCGGCTTTTAGCTTTTCGTAAGCCTTGTTGCCGTCTTTTAGCGATTTATTCGCATTGGTCAAATCAGTTTCTAGCGCATCAATCTTGCTTTGTAGTTTTTCAACTTCAGCAGGATCAATTTGCTTTCCCTTACGAGCCTCTTTCAATTCTGCTAGCAATTCCTTGTTTTTAGCGGCAAGTCCTTGTGTTGCTTCCTCTACTGCGGCTTTAATTTGTTCTTGAATATCGATTTCTGTCATGCTGACCTCTGGTCTAATTGTGTGGCACTGCCACGGAAATATTGAAAGCCACTAGCTTCCTTGGCGCATATATAGCATAAATCTATTAATTTGTATATTTCGCGTTTAATTGCTCAAGTGTTAATGGCTTCCCGTTTTTGAATAACTGATCGAATGTGACCTTGCCATTAATCCATAATTCTGCTTTACCTTTGCCTAGCACTTCCTCGATCTTATCCTTCGGCTGGCGCTTTAACCAATCATCAAATGTTTTATCTGTGGTCATGCCTGTGGCTGATGCTCTAAGAGTTGGTGGAAGTTCGCCTACGTCAATTCCTAATTCTTGCGGTGTTTTAGTCACGGCAATTAATGTGCATCGGTCATTAAAATGGATAGGTGGTGCTTGAAACGGTATTGAATGGCCTATCGGTTTTCCCTCTAGTGTCCATTGTTTGCCATCACGGATAGCGCATAACGAACAGGTTCTAACATCCAGTGCCGCTACCCATTCTTGGCCTTTAATAATGTCGCTGTTTTCTTTGTAAGTCGCTTGTCGCGCTTCGTTTGCAACAGTAACAATAGAAGTTCTAACCAATGCCTCAGCGTTTCTTTGTGATACACCAACAACATCTTTGACACGAGCAACAATATCGCCTAATTTTTCACCATTGACGATTCCCTGTCTAACTTGTGTTTGATATCGCCAAGCAGTATCAACCGCTTGCCTGCTCCACCATTCCTTTTGTGTTGCGCCTTGTATGATTGAATCGGTTGCTATGGATTCCAGTACGGCATTTGTCGGCAACAAACCTGCCGTGACTTGTTGACCAGTTGCGGCCATTAACGATGATGATGTGTCTTGGGCTGATGATTGAACAACACCACTCGCTAGGCTTTGGCTTTCTTGCCCTATGCTTTCGTAATAGCGCTTAATAACTGCGTCTGATTCTTTGAGCTGTTGCGCTATCCTAGCCGGATCGTCTGCATTGGATAACTGCGCTATCAACTCTTTTTGCATTTGCAATAATGAATCAATAGCGGTTTTCTGAGCAGTAACCGACAAACGCTGTAGATCAACGTAGTAAGCTATTGTCGAATCAAACAGCGATGTATTAAGCATTTAGCGTAGGCGCTTGAATAGTAATTGCGGCCTGTTCTTCTTCTGGGTCAGTTCCGAACAAGAATACTTCGCCTTTTTTCAGGTTTCCATACAAAGATTGGAAGCTAATCGCACCTGCTTGATAAGCCTGTAACCATGCTTGAATGTCCTGTGGTGTCGCTGATGCTGGCATGTAGTCTGTGTTGAGCTGAACAGTAACAGGCGCTAATCCTGCCCATTGATACATGAATGTACAGGCTCTGGTTAATACTTTGCTAGTGACTTGCGCCACGTTATTTAACACGCTGAATTCACCGCTAGAACGTAATGAAGCGCCAGTAGCCGTTTCTGCCACAATAGTATCGCTTAACATCTTAGCGCCCAATGCCGCCATTTGACGTTCTTTTATTTCCAGTCTTTTTTCTAAAGCGCCTAAACCTTGACCACCGAATTCGAGATACTCGGCTTTTGCTGATGGATCAGGGAATACCCAGCAATTACCGCCAAATTTTAACTGGTCGTTTGTTTCAAGTTGAACGCCTGAGATCCACGGCTGTGGAGTTCCAGCCCAATGGCAACCAGATTCCAAATCGGCTGTGGTCATGTAGTGACTGATATTGAGATCAACTAAATCAATTAATGGCGGCAAGTGTTCCGCATCGCCTAAGAAGTAAAACGGTATTTCCGTGATCTTATTGCCATTCATCAAAGGATAAATTTCTTGGATTAAATCGAATTCATCCAGTTTCTTATCATTACGTCTAAAGATTCGCTGACGGTAATAACCTTGCTCGTCTAAATCTAAAACGCGATAAATA